GGCGGTGCTGGCGCCCTCGGCAGAGGAAGTCGAAAAGTTTCAGATTACGCAGGATGGCGAACAAGTGCGGTGGGTCGGTGACACGTCGGTTGATGTGCCGTTGACCGATGCTGTCGTCAAGTTGATTTGTGCCAAACTGAAAAGCCTTGATGAATCCAATGCGCTGAAGATGGAGCATTTGTCGCTCTACGATATGTTGACGAATACGTCTGACGCCACTACGTCCGCCTAATCTGGAGTATGCGATGAAACAGATTTCCAAGAACCGCACGATCTCAACCGCCCCTACCCGCGAGTCTATCGTCAGTAAGTTGGCGATGGCTTCGGGCAGCAAGGGAAAAACTGGACCAGCGACTCCGACGCCGATGCGTCCGACCAGTATTCCTGCCCCTGCTGCCTCAAAGCGCCGTGCTGCCCCCATGATGTCGACGAAAGGCGTCAACGAAGAAGTGGGCGAGCCGAAGATGTCCCGCAAAGCCGAATCGCAGGAAGAAGCAATGGAACTGAACCGCAAGGGATCCAGCGGTGGGAAAGGCGACGGCGGCGTGCATATCCATTTGCATATGGGTGGTTGGTAATGGCGGGCAAGGTGGGACGCCCGCGCAAAAACCCATTGCCTGACGCCGTGGTGGAATCCACGGATGTCGTCGAGGTCGAGGAGCCGTCGTTTTACAAGACGCCCGACCCCGTGGTGTTTGCCGACGTTGGCGCGTTGATTCAGCGCGACAATGCCGGCGAACCGCGCAATGAACCGGTGCAGGAAGGCGCGAACTATATGTCCACGATTTACCAGAACGCATTGGCGGCGGTTGCCGCGCTCAAGGAGAGTGAATAATGGCGCAGGCAATTGTGACCCTCGGCCCTGTGGTGAATACCCAGTCCGATAAACTGCTGTACGGTCAGCCCGATTGGTCCATCGTCAACACTGGCACCAACGCATCTATTGCGTGCGTCTTGGCAGCGGTGACAAACGTCCAGCACTTCTGCACCGAGCTTGATGTGTCGTTTGCCACGGCGCCCAGTTCGGGCGGGGTAATGACCATCAAGGATGGCACCACGGTGATTTGGCAAGCCTCGTTCGGTGTGGGATCAGGACAGTTCTTTCACATTGACTTTGCGCGTCCGTTGCGTGCGACGAACAGCGCGGCATTGACCGCGACCGTTGATGCGGCTGGCTCCAGCGTGGCAGGCACGGTGACAATGATTGGGTTTTCCAGCGTGTCGATTACTTCGTTTACATGATGACGCTGTTGGTTTTTGCAAGCGTGTGCGCCATAGCCGTCTGTGGATTGGGCTATCGGTTTGCACTGCACGTCAGCCAGCAATGGGTGGCGTTACACTCGCGTCGGCTCGATTTGGATGAGCGCGTGATTGTGTTGCAAGAAGTCAAATCTCGACCGCAGCGGTCGCCGTCTATCCCGCCTGACTTGTTGCGACGTGTTACGCGCTGGGTGGATCCCGACGCGCAGGATGCGGAACGCAAGGCGATTTTGGATTTGTATGCGGAGTTTGCGGATGACAGTGATCCGTGGGTCAAGGTGCGCCAGAACCTGTCTGCGGAACCCCGCGATGATACTTCCTCTGACATCTTTCTCCAGTGACCAGTCCGTTCCTGAATCCGTCGTATGACACGGGCAGTGGCACGCATCTCGTGCCTACGCCCGAAGGGTTGCTCGGCGGAGCGCAGAATATGCAAGCGTTGCCCCAGGAAACCGCAGGGTTGACGCCAGAAGCCGCCGAACTGCTTGCCCAGCAGCTCAAGGCGTTGCAACTCGAAGATATGGAAAAACGTCGGCGGGCGTTGCGTGCGATGTTCGGCGAAGATTTTCCGTTGGCTGAGGAAGCGGAACCCGACGATAATGCGTGGACGCGCTGGGCGGAGAATCGGTGGGAAATGCACCGCGCTGGCGTGTCGCAGAACATCTTGTGGGCAGAGCGCAATCGGTTGTTCCGTGCGGGACAGCAGCATTTGTCGCCCTATGGCTCGTCGGGCGTGTGGCGTCCCGCGCCTGCACCCAAAGATGCCGTGCGGATTATTGACAACCGGATTCGTCCGTCGTTGTCGTGGGCGTTAGAAGTCTTAGCCGAGCAACGTCCCGGTTGGCGGTTTCAGCCTACCAATACGGATGCCGATCGCCAGAAGAAAGCCGAAGCCCAGCAACGCGCCACGGAGTATCAGTATTCCGCGCAGAATATGCGGAAGATTATGGCAGAGATGGGGTTTTGGGCGCAAACCGATGGTGTGTCGTTTGCGATGACCTATTGGGATGCCGAGCGTGGTCCGTGGGAAGAACTGGAATCGGGCAAGTCCCCTGTTCCCCTTGGCGATTGCGGCACGCGGGTGTATCGCATTGAGCAAGTGCGCGTGTCGTCGGAAGCCACGGCGTCGGTCGCGCCGATGTATTGGATTTGCCGCGACATTATGCCAAAGCAACAGGCGGTGTCGATGTATGGTCCCGACATTGTAGATGCGCCCGACCAGCAGTTGATGGCGCAACAGACCACACAGTTGTCGCAAATCAATCAGTTTGCGTACACGCCGCTGTACCAGAACCAAGATACCGTCGCACGGTACACTTGCTATTGCGAAAAAAGCCAGTGGTTGCCAGAGGGCATGACCGTTATCATTGTGGGCAAGAAGGTGATTTACGGTCCTCGTGGATTGCTGATGGGGCGGGTGCCAATGGTGCGCCTGACGGACGGAAGCGAAGATCCCAACTTCTATCCGACACCCAAGATGAACACGTTGATTCCGCCGCAGATGCGGATCAACCAACTGTTGTCCAAGTGGTATGAGTCCATCCGCAAGAACTCTGGTGGACGGTATGCGACCAAGACGGGTGCGGTCAGCGCAGAAACGCTGATTGGTGGCGAAGTCTCAATGCTGGAAGTGCGGACTACGGGCGACATCCGTGAGTCGCTGATGCCTGTGCAAGGGTTTTCGGTCGGCAGCGACATCAAAGAAGCCCTCCGCAACGAAATCAAGATTATTGAAGATCAAACGGGCTACAACGACCAAGCGCGGGGACAGTTTACCAGCGACCAGTCGGGGCGTGCCATCCTCGCCATCCGCGAGCAGTTAGAGCGCGTGTTTGCCCCATTTGTCGGCGCGATGTCCGATGCCATGACCGAATGGGCAAAGCAGACCATTGGGTGGATGCGCTTTGGCTATCGGATGCCGCGTCAAGTGGCAGTCATGGGCAATGACCGCTCCGACCTTGCCGTGGCGCTATCCACCGAAACGCTCGACGGCGTAGTGGACATTAGCGTGGACCCCGAAACGTTGGTGCCGCAGCCGAAGGCGCTCAAGCAGTGGATTCTGGACAACGCCTACGACCGCAAGCTGTTGACCAAAGAACAGTGGCTCGACCGTTCCCCGATTGGGGATGTGCGCGATATGCAATCGCCCGACAAGGTGCAATATGACAAGGGGATGCGCGTGGTCGAGCAGATTCTGCTGGGACAGCCGCAGGAACCCCTTGTGTGGCAGGATAACGAGTCGATTCAACAGTCCGTGTTGGATAAGGAGTTGATCCTCAATGGACAAACCGACCAACGGGTACGGGCGGATGCGCAAAAGCGGTGGCAAGCACTGGCGCAACAGGCCCAGAAAAAGGCTGCCCCGCCGAAGATTGACCCCAACTCCCCGGCTGGGAAATACAACGATTTCTTGCAAAAGATTCAGAACCAGGCGGTAGCAACGGCGGAAAGCGTGATTGTCAGCGCCATAGATGCGGTGGACTACGCCAATGCCGAACACGCCGCATTGATGGCGGCGTCTGGTATGACCCCGCCCAACGGTCCTCAAGGCCCCGCTGGCGGCCCGCCGATGGGTGGACCCCCAATGGGTGGTGCGCCCCGTCCAATGGCTCCACAGGGCGGGCAGGGGCTTCCTCAAGGGCGTGGGATGGTCAAAGGCAATCCCCAAGATGCTCGCGTCGCCCCCATCTTTGGCGGGGGAGTGACGCCCTCAGTCGCGGCTGCACCGGTGGACTTTGCAAACGGTGCTGCATCCCGCGATCTCATCCGTGCGGCGGGGTATTCACCCCCTGCCCCACAATAGGAGTTTTGTATGACCGCACCCGCTGTGTCCGCTCCAAGCGCTCCGGCTTCGGCACCGAGCGCCCCCACGTCCGTCCCGACGGCACCGCTGTCTGCGCCCAGCCCGACGCAACCGGGCATGGTCCCTGGCTCCGTGCGCGAAGCGATTGCGCGGGTGGCCAACAAAACCAGCGTCGGTCCCGATGCGCCGGCGGCGGCAGAACCGTCCGTCAAGTTTGTGCGCGATCAGGACGCGCCCGCGCCTGAGCAAGCACCAGTGCAAGAGGCGTTCTCCGATACGCTCGATGTGGCGGATGACCAAGGCGGCATGGCCAACCTCGGGTCGGAATCCGATGGACAGGTGCCGGATAGCAACTCCGTGGCGGAACCCGTCAGCGAAATGTCGATGGAGGATGGCAGCATCATCCTGCGGGCGGAGCGCAATGCCGACGGGACGTACAAAACCAAGATGGACCCGAAAGCCAAGTTGGAACTGATTATCAAAGACCCCGAGACTGGCGAAAATCGGGTGTACCATAAGACGTTGCCCGAACTAACGCGCATGGCGCGGGATGGCATTTGGGGGCAGAAAGTGCGCGGCGAAGTCAGCTATTACCGCGATAACCTGCCGGCGTGGCAACAGCAGCACCAAGACTTGCAAGCCAATCACCAGACCACCGCCGAGTTGGCGCGTGAGCTGTTGACGGCTTCCGAGGAAGTGGTGATTGCGCGGCGGGAGGAGTTTGCCGCCAGTCAGAGTCCCGAACGGCGGCTGGCCGAACTGGAACACCAGTTGCGGCAGAAGGCCGAGCAACAAATGCAGGTACAGCAGCAACAGCAGCAAGCCGCCCAAGCGAACGCTTTCCTGACATCCCGCATTGCGCCGGTTGTCACACAGGCAGAGCAGACGCTTGGCGTGGATCGTGTGGCAGGCAAGATTGCGCGGGACACGATGGCGTTGACGGTCAACGGCAAGATTCCCCCGCAGAACTGGCAGAAACTTGATAGCTATTTCCAAAATCACTTCGCCCAATGGGCCAAGCAAGAGATTGGAAAGGTACAGCGGCAATCCAAGCAGCAAGATGAAGCGGTACGCAGGTCGCAGGCCGTCGTCAACAATGCCACGCGGGCGATTGCCCCCGTTGGCCGTGCTGCCGCCGACACGCCTCCCAAGCAGGCCGCGCCGACCAATGTTCGGAACGCGATTGACCGATTGGTCAACCGTCCGTTACCGAGTGGCTTCTAGGTGGGCAGAGCGGCAAGGGCTTTGGCCTTCTGCCGCTCGCGGTATCGTCGTGTTGCCTCTTTTGCCTTGTCGCGATACGCTTCACGATATGCCGCACAATGTTCGGAGTTTTTGTCTCGATATTGTTGCATAGCTTTTCGTTGATACGATCGAGTTTTTTCTGGATTCTTTGACCGGTATTGTGCTTGACGAATCGCACCGCATTGTTTGCAAAATCGTCGCCCCGATTCAAGTCGCGGCGCACTCAGGTTATCGCCACTCAAGGGATGCCCGCGCTTACAATGGGTTTTGTTCAGCATCGACATTCGGTCAACCCGCCGATGTTCTGCATCTGTGACAGCAATCAAATGGTGCGGATTGCAACACCGTTTGTTTTCGCAGATGTGGTGCAGGTGGTGGTTTTCTGGGATAGGCCCGACGTACAACTCGTAGGCCAACCGATGCGCTCGGGTGGACGTTCGCGGTTTCAAGGTCAATTGTCCGTATCCTCGGTTCAATGCGCCGATAAAGTTCCAGCATTGAGTCACGGGATCATGGCAAATCTTGGAAATCAGCCGCTCTTTGGCGGTCATCCGATGGTGTGTCATACCAAGAATATACACTGAATGTGTGAATAACACAAGGACGGCTTTCTGGCTCAGAATACGACGTACATTACGGAAACCGAACTGACGGGTGATCTGAAGAATCTCTATACAGACATCCGCCAGGAACTGGTGCCGATCATCACGCCGCTGGTGGCGTCGATGCAGAAGATTGGCCCGTCTGGCGGTGGTCGCGTCCAGTGGGGCGGCAACAACCTGTATTTCGACACGGTGGTGAATCCTGAGGTGAACTGGTCGTTTAGCACGACCGGTCAGCTTCCGTATTCGACCGACGCGCAGGAAGTGCAGGGCAACGTGGGCATCTCGCGGTTCTATGTGACTCGTCAGTTTGACAACCTTGCCATCGTGGGTACGCAGTCCAAGCAGGCCGCTTTCGTGTCGCTCCGCGAGAAGATTACTCGCGCCTTCGCGCAGGCGCTCCAGCTGGGCATGGAAGAAGCATTGCAGGGCAACGGCACGGGCGTGCGTGCGGTCATTGCGACTGCCTCGACGACCGTCAGCATTGTGGTCAATGCCCCCTACGGCATCTCGGGCGCAGGCCCAGGCGGCTTGTGGGTGCAGCCCAATATGTACATTACCGTCTATGATGCGACGGGCGTGACCAACCGTGGCACCGCCAAGATTTCGGCGGTCTCCAACGTGTTGACCACGGCGACGGGTGTGGCAACCGTAACGCTGGCAACGGGCATCACCGCTATGGCGGCGACCGACATCATTGTGCAGGCCAACCTGTCGGGTGATGCGCTGAACGCCTATTGCAACGGACTGGTGAACATCACCAACCGTGGCTCGGCGTACACCACGCTCCACGCCATCAGCGCGGCGACCTACAGCCGTTGGGATGCGCTCAAGTTCACCGCTGGCACGCAGGTTGGCACCACGCCGCAGGAAATGGACATCTGGTCGCTGGCGACCTTGCTGTTCACGCGCTCCGGCTTCAATGCCACGCTGAATCCGAAGGAGTACATGATTGTCACGACCTTCGGCGTTGGCAAGCAGTTGATCCAGAGCGTCCTCGGCCAGCGCACGATGCCGACCACACCGGGCGGCAAGATTGGCCTGCCGGGTGGCTACGAGGTGGATACCATCCTTGGCATCCCGATTGTCATGGATCCGTATTGCCCGCTTGGCACCGTGTACCTGCTTCACCTGCCGTCGCTTCAGTGGGTCGATGCGATGGATTGGTCGCCGGTGCAGTACGAGAACTCGGGTGCGGTCCGCTTTGTGGATGGCGCGGACGCCTTCAACACCTCGTACAAGCAGTATTTCAACGTGATGACCCGTCAGCGCAATGCGCTCGCGTCCATCACGGGCTACACGGACACGCAGGGCTTCAACTGGGTTGTCTAGTGACTAACGGGGAGGGGGTGATACTTCCTTCACCTTCTCCCCATTCGTCGTCATCATATCTATGGAGACTTAGACAATGCCCAATGGACTTGCCCCATGGCCGTATAACTTTGAGCCAGTACCGCCGAACACCCTGCAAACAAACTTCCAGACCCTCCACGCCTCGTTGGGTGGCACTGGGCAGACGTTTACGGGAACGGCGACCACACCGGTGTATGTGTCCATCCCGCGCACGCGCACATTCTATGTGATGGCGGCGAACATTCAGGGTGGCACCGCAGCGGCAGGCTCGGGTGCGATTACTGCCCAGCTAATCCGTTACAACAGCGTCACCGCCGCCGATGTGGCGCTGACCGCTGCGTATGACCTGACCACCGCGATTGCGGCGGCTGGGACGAATGTCAACATCCCGATTACCGCCACGGACAGCAATGCCGTGTGTGTGCCAGGCGATACGTTGCGCTGGGCGGTGGTAGCGGCTGGCACGATTACGACCCAGCCAAAGACGGTAACGTCGGTTGAAGCATCGGTGATGGCGTAAGATGGCGAACGCCTCGTTGCTGGTTTCGCTACGGGGCGACCCCGTGCCACCACAGTCCGTGGTGGCGCGGCTTCGCGCCTTGACGGGGGAGAAAGTCAAGATTGAATGGGTGGCAGGCGCCCATGTCCCCTACTGGGGCTACAAAAAGCGGTGGGACGAGGGCGACCCGCGCTGGCAAAACGTGCGGTCGGGACAGATGCCGACCGAAGCCGCCTATGATCTAGAAATGATGTTTCCGCAGGATTGTTCCGTGCAAGACCTTGCCGCCTATGTGGAATCGCGGTATTCGGACACTCGCCATCGGTCGTCATCCCCTAGTCAGGATGCGGAGAAGATGGTGGAGGATGCCAAGCGTCGCATGGACCAGACGCGGGAATCGCAGGTCATGACCGCCACCACCAATAGCTTGGAACGCCACGAACGGGAAAGCCGTCATGCGTTGCGGGTACGGGCGGGGGCGGAACGCGCTCATCCGATGGTCAAGGGAGGGTTTGGACCGTGAGTATGACGCGAGCGCAGTTGACATCGATGGCGCGAGAGGTGGCTGATGCGGTGGGTTCCCCGCGTTGGTCGGATAGCACCATCCAGTCGTGGCTGGGGTTGGCGCAGTGGCAAGAGTTGGGCAACCTGCTCAACGCCAACCGCCAATACTACATGAACGTGGTGCAGCCGTACATGGATGCGGATGGACGGTTCTTGATGTCCGCGTTGACCACGGGAACCGGCGACAGCACGAAGAACTTTTATCGCGTGTTGACCATGAGCCAGCCGAACAACTCGGCGGCGACGGCGCAGGTCTATTACCGCAAAGTCAACTACGAAGAATATCCGAACCCCCAGCCCTCGACCTCCCTGCCATATGTGTGGTACGACTACGGGGACGAGATTCAGATTCTGCCGGCGGTGGGGGGATTGCAAATGAACGTGGTGTGCAACTATCGCCCAGCGCGGGTCGATCAGTTGGTGGCGGATTCCTCCGTGGTGCCGTTTCCTGATGGCTATGAGTCCCTCCTGGCGTTGATGGCAGGGGCGCGGATGCTGGACAAGGGCGGCGCGGAAGCCAATGCGGCGGCAATCTTGCGCGGGGAAGCCACGCAGATTCGGGAACAGATGTTGATGGACTTGGGTCGTCGGTCGTCGATGCCCATTATTGCCCGTGCCTTTGATGATCCCATGGGGTGGGGATCGGCGATGGCGGGCTAGTGGCGGCGCGTCCGGTCGTACAAGACCGCAATACGCGGTTTGACGGGGGGCTGAACATCTCAGCCGACCCGTCCCAGTTGGCACCCAATCAAGTGCGTCGGGCAGAGAACTGCCGCCTGACCGTGTTTGGGGGCATTATCAAACGGTTGGGGAGTCGCAAGATTCACCCCACGGCGCTGCAAACGGCGTCGGTGGTCCGCGCAGGGTTTGCGTGGATCAAGGATGACGGCACCCAGCAGTTGTTAGCGGTTGCCGCCGGCAAGCTGCACACCGCCACTTACAGCTCGTCGGTCACTTGGGTGACGGTTAGCTCGACGGTCACGATGACCACCTCGGCGTACCCCAGCTTTGTGTCGTTTCGGGATGCCACCGAAGCCGTGGTGTATATCGCGGATGGCGGCAAGCTGATGAAGTGGAATGGCACCAACTTGACGCGCAGTACCAGTAGCCCCAACGTCACGTCGATTTGGCTCTACAATCAACGGTTGTATGGGGTGACGGGGACGGATGTCATCTTGCTGGTGTCGGGCATTAACAACGGCGATGACCTCGGGGATGCCAGCTTGGATGGCGCCCAGTTCCCGATTATTACGTTTGGCGAGTCCTCGTTAGTCAACGGCGTCGCGTTGGGCGTAATGAACTTGTTGTTTCACAAGAACGGCATCAGCAAGTTCGTGGGCGTGACGCAAGACGATATTGCCATTCGGGCGGGGACGTTAGGCTTGTCGCCTGACGTTGGCACCATTCAGCCCAAAAGCTTGCTGGCGACGGAAACGGAAGCCTATTTCCTGTCCGATCGCGGGTTTTATGCTGCCAATGCGTATGGCGTGCGCCGGATTAGCACCAACTTAGACCCCGACATCCTTGGGTTGTTCACCAACGCCGACAACTTGTGCGTGGTGCATAACCGCTTTTACCGCGAAGTCGCGTGGTATCTGCCCAATGTCGGCTTTTACGTCTACAACTATCAAGCGCAAGCGTGGGTCGGACCGTGGAATAACGGGTATGTGTCCCCTGTCACGCATTGCGCGTGGCAAGCCGTGGATACCGCGACGAGCAAGCCGATTGTGTTGGTCGGGGATGCGGCGGGCTATGTCAAGCAGATGGACTACCCCAATACCTACAAAGACAACGTGGCGTCCACGGGATCGGGCGGCACCACGGTTACTATGACGGCGCAGTTGCGGCGGCTGTTTTTTGGCAACCCCGCCAGCACCAAAGCCCTGCGGTTCTTGTATGCCCTCACCAATCTGGGCGGGGCGACCAATACGGCGGTGGCGTGGTCAACGCAAACGTACAGTGGACAGACTAATCTGCCCCTGACGTCGGCGGGGGTATGGAACGCGACGGGCGCCACATGGAACAGTGGGGCTGTGTGGGGGGCATCGGGTAGTGATATGTTTCGGGTGCAGGCGGCAGGCAATGGAGAGTTTGTGGACATCTCGTTCACGGATTCCAGCACCAATGCCATCCCCCTGTTATCCGCGATGACGGCAGAAGCGTACGACTACGGTCAAGCGCACTCCTTCAACTAGAGACACACGGATGACAACGGGACTCGTCGGACAAAATCAGATTGCGCCCTTTACATCGCCTATTCCCGGCGGTTCGCTGGATGCGACCGTGGTGTTGGGCAATGACAACAGCACCGTCACCAGTTATGACGCGCACGACAACGACAGCACGATTCATTTCCAATCGTCTACGTTAGCCAATCGTCCGCCTGCGAGTACGGCGGGACAGAAGTGGCTGACCACGGATGCGGCGGCTCGCTACCTCTACTACGATAGCGGATCGGCGTGGGTCGAAGTCAACTATTTCCGTGATTCGGGCGGCATTATTACGGGTGCCGTCACCATCTCGGACACGACCGAAAGCACCAGCACGACCACGGGCGCGTTGATTGTCAGTGGCGGCGTGGGCATTGCCAAGAATGTGTTTATCGGCGGCACATTGAACGTGACGGGCGTTGCTACGTTCACGGCACAACCGATTGTGTCCACGTTGACGGCAAGCCTCGCGGTCTTTTCGGATAGCGTCAAAGGGTTGGTCTCGAACGCGCTGACGGGGACGGGCAACGTCGTGATGAGTGCCAGCCCGACGTTGACGGGTACCATTGGCGCAGCATCGATGACCTTGAGCGGGACGCTGGGCGTGACGGGCGTTGCTACGTTCACGGCACAACCGATTGTCTCGTCTTTGACCGCCTCGAAGCCCGTCTTTACCGATGCCTCCAAGGGGCTGGTCAGCACGGGAACGCTCGGCACGGATCAGGGCGGCACCAACCTGACGACCTACACGGCTGGCGACATTCTCTACGCCAGCGCGACCAACGTGCTAAGCAAGTTGGCGATTGGCACCACGGGGCAGCACTTGATTGTGACGGCGGGATTGCCGGCGTGGGGTACCGATACGGCACTCGGTACCGTCACCTCCGTCAGTTGGACGGGTGGGTTGGTGTCGGTGGCGACGGCGACCACAACGCCTGCCTTTACCGTGGCTGGCACCTCGGGCGGCATCCCGTACTTTTCGTCGGCGTCCACCTGGGCGTCCTCCGCTGCGCTGACGCAGTATGGCATCGTGTATGGCGGCGGAGCGGGCGCAACGCCTGTGGCGACCGCCGCAGGCACAACGGGGCAAGTCTTGACCGCCGTGACCAGTGGAGCGCCGGTCTGGAGTGCGACCTACGCGGGTACGGTCACGTCCGTCGGTTTTACGGGCGGCTTGATCTCCGTTGCCACCGCCACGACAACCCCCGCGCTGACCGTGGCGGGCACCTCGGGCGGCGTGGTGTATTTCTCTAGCGCCTCGACGTGGGCAAGTTCGGCGGCATTGACCGCCAGTGCGCTTGTCTTGGGCGGGGGCGCGGGTGCGGCTCCTGCCACGACCACGACGGGGACAGGCGTGGTGACGGCATTGGGCGTCAACGTCGGCACAGCGGGCGCGTTTGTGGTCAACGGTGGCGCACTCGGCACGCCGTCCAGTGGTGCCGTGGCGGCCTCACTGATCACCGCTGGCACGTTCGGCACGGGGTCGTACACGTTCCCCGGTGCGCTGGCGATTACGGGCGCGTTCACGGGAGCCACGACGGGCGCGTTTAGTGGAAAGATAACGAGTACGGTCGGCAACAATGCGATTTATTTTGAGAGCGTATCGGCAACGACTGGATATCAATCTACGCAAATCAAGAATACTGGCGCGTGGATGATTCTGGGCATTGAAGGAAGCACGCCATCAAGTCTTGTCACAAACGATACTGCATATTCAACGGTACTTGTCACGCAAAACGCTACTGACCTGATTCTCGGTACGAATCAGACGATGAACTTGAAAATTGCCAGCGGTGGTGCCGCCACGTTCTCCAGCACCCTCGCCGTGACGGGAGCCGCCACGTTTTCCAGCACGGTGACGGCGACCAACTATACAACCATTCGCGCTACAGCAACGATTCCTGCGTCGAGTACGGCTACAATCTTGACGTTATCATCGTCGGTCACTGGCGTGTATATCGTCAACGCAAACTTCAACGGGCAAGGCAATAACGTGTACGGCGGTATGTTGATTGTCGTGGCAAATGCTGGCAGTTTCCGAATCATCACAAACGGTGGCGGCACAAGCAGTGTCTTGTCGTTGTCTGGCGCAAACGTCCAAATCGCCAACGCGATTGGTAGTGCGCTTGATGCAACGGGTACGGCTGTACTGATTGGCAACTAACGCACCGCACATCACATCTTTTTGAGGAACTCAACAATGCCAAAACAATATTTCAACTCGGCGGTCATTACCATCAATGACGAAATCATCGTCAACGTGACCAAAGTGTACGAAGATGGTGGTCAACTGAGCAACGGAATGTATTTGTCCGACGCCGCCCTGACCGCTCGCGCCGTGGCGGATGGGCGCACGACGTGGGACAACAGCGACCTGTACGCGCTCACGCCGTGCGAGCCGTGGCCGACCGCTGCGACGGTTCCTGAGCAGGTCGAGGACGCGGTCTAACCGATGACGAGTCCCGTGGGAGGCGACGCACCGCAGCCGTGGGGGAATACCTCCACGCCACCGGACGTCGGCTCCGGCAACACGGGCGATACGTCCGGCACGGGACCGGGTTGGACGGCTCCGGCGCCGGGCGCACAGCCGCTCACGGATCCCCGCGAAAGCAGCATTTGGACGCGCTTGCGCTATCGGCACTTTACGCCCAGCGGATGCGGGGTCGCGGTGCCGGTTCCCTCGGCGGCGGTGACGCTCGTAGTGACGTTTGCGCGGGTCGAACAAGATGGGAACTATGGCGTGTCGTTGCAGACCAGTTGGGCAACCGTGGCGTCGATCGCCATTGGCGCCAAACTGACCACCGGTTTCACAGTGACCTTTCAGACCGCGCCGATTGCGACGGCGGAACTCTGCTGGGCAACGTATCGCAGTGAAGATGCCTAACCACGTTTTGGCGGAGACTATTTTATGAGCTGGTTGTCAGATTACCTCGATAAACATGGCATGAGCGCGGTCAACAAGATTGGCGGTCCTATTGTCGATGTTGCCGGTGCCATTGCTCATAAGATTCCAGTGGTAGGCGACGTGATGGACGTTGGCAATGCGGTAGGCAACGCTATTCCAGGGTCTATCTACGATGGTCCTAGCGGATCAACAGGCGGCGATGGGAAAACTCCAAGTAAAACCAGCCTCGATTACGTCAATCAACTGCTCAAGGGTTCAACGGGCGGTGACATTCTCAACACGATTGGGCGTGGGATTGGCGGGTATATGAGCAATGAACAAGCGCAAGCCGCCCTTGCCCAACGCAAAGCCGAGTTTGATCAAACGGCTGCCCAGCGCAAAGCCGAGTACGAGCGCACCACGGGCAATAGCGAAGCCACCTCTGCCGCTAATGCCGAACAAGCGATCAACCGTGCGCCGTTAGCAGACAAGGCGCAGTATCAGTTGATGGCGCGGATGGGCGTTGCGCCGACCGCCTTCAAGCCTCGCGACTATACGCAGGGGTTGAGCAACATTGCCAGCACGCCCACGGGCGGCTATGGGGATGTGATGGATACGATGGGTAATGCCGCCAAGTCCTATACAACGGGCGCGGGGGGGTTGGACACGGCGGCAATACAATTGCTCAAGAACCGGATGCTCGTCAACGCCAAGTCTCCCGCCATGCCCGCCACAACGTCCGCCAGACCGCCCGCTGGGGACATGGGCGGGTCGGGGGGCGCAGGCACGACCACAGGCGCGACGGCAGGCGCGACGACAGGCGCACCAGCAGGCACACCGTATGATGCGGGAAATATGAGCAGAACCGAAATGCGCCGCCGTCAATTTCAGCTCGATAACGAGGAGAATCCGTACTAATGGCAAACGCGATGTTTGATGCCTACGGTGGTGGATCGTATGGCGGCGACGGCGGGTATGCCGACGAGGAACTCTACAAGCAGAGCGATGGCTCGGTCGGGACGGCGCAGAACCTTGACGAAGCCGCCCAGCCCACGTCCTCAGGCGGGCAGTATTCGGACAGTATGCCGAACGACACCAACGTCGAACGGGAGAACAAGCCGTCCGACCCCTCCCCGCAGCCCAGCAGGGCAACCGCAACGACGGCACCCGCGCCGACGGCGGGATCTGAGCAAACCTTTGGGCAGATGGAGCAGGACGGCAGGGCGCGTCCCCCGATGCCCGACGATTTGTACGCCCAGCACACGGAGATTGAGCCAGGGAACGCCCAGCCGTATGACGGCGGCATGGGCGCGGCGATGCCGTCCCAGCAGCCCTATGGAGGCTTCGGAGGGGATATGGGCGGGGAGAGCGGGCAAGTCCTCCCGTTCCAGCCGTATGTCGAGTCCGCGCCAACGGTGCAATCGCAGGTCCCGACGGCGATGCCTTACGGCGGCAACGGGTCGCAAACGTTTGCGCCTGAGCCGTTTACCCCGTATTTGGGGCCGACATTGAATGTGCCGCAGATGTTCCCGCAGGGTATGAATGGTCCGGTTGGCGGGGGTGAGCAGTTGCCTTCCGATATGTACGGTGGGGATGCGAACGATGTGGGCGATGCCAACTATGGTGGGGATGCAGGGGATACCAGCGGCTTTACCCCGCCAATGAACTTTGGTGGTCCCGTGGGTGGTGGTGAGCAACTTCCCAACGATGTTGGGGATGCCAACTATGCGCCGGATACCAGCAAATTCACCCCGCCGATGAACTTCGGTGGTCCGGTTGGTGGGGGTGAGCAGTTGCCTCCCGATATGTACGGTGGGGATGCCAACTATGCTCCAGATACCAGTGGGTTCCCCGGCGGTGATCGGACGATGAGCAACCCCCAGCCCTTTACGCCC